GCAGCAGGAACCGCAAATGTGATGGTGCCGGACGTTGCGCCGGTCATCTTCAAGTTGCCGGAGCCGACCGTCTGGGCAGCGGTGAAGGTGTTCGCCGTGCCTGTTACCAACGTAAGAAGGTTGGTGCCGGTTAGCTTGTAGTTAGCGCCGGATCGGGCAACGATAAACTCGTCACCGCCCTGCGCCGGGGCTCCAGAACTTAATGCGCTGATCTTGGTATCGGCCATGACTTACTCCAGAAGTATCTTGTCGCCGCCTTCAAGCAGCGCGAACGAGGTGCCATCTTCAAGCAATAGCTTGTCTCCAGATGGCGGTGATGGCGTAGGGATGTACTCGGGATTGTCCCGAGTCGTCGCAAACTCATGCGTCCGCTCAACTACTCGAGACCAAGCTCGCATTAGAATGCCGCCGAGGGTATCCGCAACGCCATTGCATAGACGCCGGTAGCCGTCGCGATGTTGCAGCGGATCTCACCAGCGCCGAGCTCAAAGATGCCACCGCCGGAAGCAGTCAGCGTCGTGCTAGTGCCGACATCCTGCGCTGTGCCGTTCGGGCCTTTGCATTGCAGCTTGACCGTGCCGCCGCCAAACGTGCCTTCAACGCGGAACTCACCGCGGCCACCCGGCCATTGGAACCATGCGCCCGTTGCGCTAGCGTTAGATGCGAGAACAATGCCTGTCGCCATTTCAGTCTCCGATTACGCGATGCGATTGATATTTGCGATGACCGATGGTGTAACCGGCCTAGTTGGGGAAGTCTGTGCAGCCGTAAAATCCAACGTGACTGCTACGTTCGGCGTAGACCACATCACCTCGATGTAGTCGCTAGCAGCCAACTGAAGCGTGAACACAATCGTCACGACAGCAGTACCGGGAATGCCGCCGCCTTGGGCCGGAACCGTTGCATCGGTATTGGAATTGGTGATGTTAGTGCCGTTTTTGCGCAGCCAGAAACTAGCAATAACCGACGAGCTATGAGTGTTCTTTAACAGTAGGTTGAAATCGAACTTGTAGATTCCAGCCTTAGTGACGGTGATGCGAGTGCTTGACGCAACCGAGATACCGCTCGAGTAATCCGTTGTTCCCCAGATCACGCCGGTAGCCGTATTGGCAACCGCGGTCTGATCGGTGATGTCAGAGAACGCGCCGTAATCGTTTTCGGTGATACGCCCGATTGGGACGACGCCAACAGTCAGCTCGCCATCCTTGCGCACCGACCACTTGCTCACACCGCCGACTTGCAGATCGTCGAGCAGGGACGCAGCAGCCGACGCGGTATCTGTGACGTTGAACACGCGAGCCTTGAACGTCGTGAGCGCGTTGTTCCATGTGGCAGCCAGCGCACCGATCGACTTGCCAACGATCGCAGCCGCGGTCGCCTTCTTGGTCTCAACCGCGCTTGTGTCGTTGATCGGGATAACGTCGGCGGCAGGATCGATGGAATCCTGCGCGAGAGACGTTAGCGCCGATATCTTCTTGGTTGCCATTAGCCGCCGCCAAGCAATCTAGACACGGCTACCGAACCAGTCTGCTGACTGGCAGGATTTGACATGATCGTAGATCCGCGGCCTTTGCGGCGAGCCATGCGGCGCTGCTCAATGCGGGATTGCTGTGCCTCATCCACCGTTGGAGGCGGGGGCGTCGGCTCGACCTTGGGCATCTTGGGCTTAAAAAGACTTGACATCTGGCGCTCCTTTCGGGTTGCGCAAGTAGTCTACCCGAGCACCCTGTAGTCTGCTACTGCCACTTGATGGCTCGGACGACGGGCCTGTTCCGTACCGCGGAAGGGCTTGCGACCCTTGGCGAGATACCGGAATGCGTCTGCGTAATGGCTCGTCCAATCGTGCAGCGGCTTGTCCTTGAACCGCTGGAGCTTGTCATCGTATTCGCGTCTGTACTGCCGCAGAGCGTCGAGCGCGCGAGTCATACGGGACTTCGCCTCATCTGCCGTTTCGCCCGGGAAAGGCTCTGGTGCGGTATTAAACTCGGTCGCAGGCAGCATCATGCGCGCGGCTTGGATTCCGTCATCTACCGAGTCACGCTCGAGGATGCGCGGCTTGAACCCGTAGCCTGCCGCCACTTGCACTCGAGACTGACCGCTGCCCCATTCCTGCACAGCACCGTCATGCGGCCAGATGTGGTCGCCATAAACGTAATCCATCGCGAGCAACTTCTTGACGTACCACTCGAGCCCCACGCCGGAGCCCTCAAGCACGTTGATAATGCGTACCTTGTGGCCGATGAGCTGGTAGAACCAGATGATCGTGGAGTCGCCGACACCGATATCCCATGCAGTGCCGACAGGCTGGCCGATAACGTGCGGGAACTCGCCGATCCTGCCGCTGGCTTCTGCGCTGCGGATCAGCTCCGAGAGGTATGCGCCCGGTATGTCTGCGTCGAAGTCGCAATAGTATTCCTGCCGGATGATTGCTTCGGCTTCCTTGTCGCCGCGCTCCATGCGCAGCTCCTTGCGCTCACGCTGGATGGTCGCGATCGGGATCGACTTCGTGTCCTCGACCGTAAGCACTTGCCCGAACCAATCGGCATCCTGCTTGGCGTACTCAACCAGTCGAGCGAAGTGGTTCCTGCCGCGGGGCGTCGAGATGAAGATCGCCCAGCCGCCGTTTTCAGCAAGGATCGGACGCAGGAAAGCCCACGCATTCGGATCTGCCATCGCGTACTCGGAGAACACCACGCCCACCGGAGGCGAGCCCACGAGGCTGTTGTAGTTGTCCGAACCGACGACTTGCCATGTGCTGCCGTTCTTGAACCGGATAAACATATCCTGCTCACGAGTGCTCTCGCGCAGTTCTGGCGGGAATGCGTCATCGATGCGACGCCTGCCGGTGTGCGGATTCACCGCGTCCCAGATTGCTTTGCGTGACTGGTTGGCCTGCGGGAGCATATGCCAGACCGAGCCGACCCGGCGCATCATGGACACCGCGGCCCAATGCAGGCTGATGTCGTCCTTACCCGATCGTCGATGCCATGCCAGAGCGAGGCGCTTGGTGCCGCCCTCGAGCGCGCGCCATGCAGGCACCTGATAGTGGCGAGGCTCCCAGTCGTTAGCTGGAAGGATTATCTTCGACATCCGTGAACCGCTTGACGACGACCGTCAAACCGACTTCGCCCTTGTGCTCGAGATCCAGCTTGTCGCCGTATCGCTTGGGCTTGAGCTTGCTGGCAACCCACTTGCGAGCATCAACCATGATGCGCTTGTGGTTCGGGTCGAGCGTATCGTCGTCGGCAATCTCCACAATGCGATCGGCATGAGCTTCGGCTTGTGCCTCCCGCGCGCGCGTGTATTGCTCAGAGAACTCTGGGTGTTTTCCCAACCACAGGAAGATGCTTGCCATCGAAGGCATTTCGTCGTCCTTGCAGATTGATCGCAGGGACTCGCCAATAGCTAGACGCTCGCAGATCCGCGCCGTCAGCTCTGGACTGTAATCGGTAGGTCTACCGCCCGGCATCCGTAAGCGCCTTCATGCCAGCAGACTTGCCGCGCAAATAGTCTGTGAACTTCTTGGTCTTGTACCGCTCGGTGATCTTAATGGCATCCTCGATCTTGTTGGTCTGGATGTAATCACCCACGCGCAGAGCTCGCTCCATTGCTTGATTCAACGGCAGCTCAACGTACTTGCCACCCTCAAGAACTACAGTCGGAAACACATAGGCAGGCCCGTTCGGCCCGTCTGGCCCATACTCGGCAGCCATCTTGTGCGTAGCAATCTCGCCCATCGCGTTTGCCACAGGCTTCGGGTACTTCTCTGGATTGAGTACGCGATCAACCCAAGGCACCGAAGCATTAGCCTTAAGCACCGGCTGGACACTTCCGCGACTCGTCCTAGTCTTTGGCCCTGCCATCAGCCCTTACGCTTTGCAGCGCCCTTCTTGGCAGCAGCCGATCGCTTCGTAGCGTAGGCGATCGCGACAGCCTGCTTGGTCGGTCGGCCAGCCTTGATTTCGGTGCGAATGTTTTCGCGGAAAGCCTTTGCAGATGAACTCTTGATGAGCGGCATGGTCTAGTCCTTCTTGGCCTTGTTTCGCGCGCTAATCGCCCGGGCCTTCGCTCGAGCATCTTCCTTGCTGCTGGCACCCCATGCGCGCAGGGCGAGTGCCAATCGTGTCGGTTGTCCCTTCTCGTCCTTCATCGGGCCGGGAGCGTTGCCCATGCGAGCGAGGAAGGAAGCGCGCCGCGGGTTGTCGCCGGACTTGACCGGAGCCTTGAGGTTCATGCCCTCGGCCTTAGCAGACCGGCGTCCAGCCTCGTTGAGACCACCTTTCTTGTTCTGGCCTTCAGCCCGTTGCCATGCCGGAGTTTTCACGGGACTAGCCTCGTTTCCGTTGTCGGCGTGTCTTTGTCTTGGTAGAACGGGATTCGGCCCTCGGTGCGGCCTCCGAGTCGGACTGGTGCAACGGCTTGCGCGCCTGCGAGACGAGTCGCTCGAGCCGCGATCGGACGGAACGCAGCAGCGCCGAGACGGATCTCGCCAGCGATACCACGCCTGACTGGAGGGAGCTCATTGTCACCCGAGTCACCGAGCCGGGCTGACTTTGCCACCGAAGCCCTTCATCAGGAACGAACGCAGTTCAGCCGCGGTCTTGAACTT